ACATCGACATGGATTTTCCCATGCCTTGCATTTGTTTGCCTACACGTTTAAGATCGGCAGAGGCTTTACGCATAGAAGTTTGAAAGCCTTTAATATTGGCTCCCAACATAAGAGTGAGTGATGCGAGATTTTTAGCCATAATCTTAGTCGTTTAAAAAGCTTTCAAATTCTTCTTTTGTCAATTGCCTGGGCGCCTTCTTTCCTGCATTCATAAAAGCTTCAAAGCTTTTGGGCTTGTCGGCTTGTTTCCGGCTTGGATTTTCTATTTGCATACAGTACGCTATATAATTCATCCTTTCCCACTCCTGCTTTTCCTTTTCCGTTTGCCATTCTACTTTGCCCATCCATGCGTTGAAAAATTGCCCTACCGTAAATTCTTCGTACTCACTAAGCGAAAGGCGCAAAGCACCTAAGGCCGTTTTTTCGATCCAGTGCCAGGTGAGTGCTTCGGCTTTTTTTTTGAAGCATCCACCTTTTGAGTTTCACCGGTTTGGAAAGAGTTGATTAATTCTTCAACCAATTCCTGCCAAACGGCAGGCTCTTCCAAAACCAGATCCACCAGATCGTCGGGTGTTAAATCGTTTTCGAGATCGGCTTTTTTGCATCCTCTATCGATACCGGCTTTAATTAAATGGGCGGCATCGCTGAGCGAATCGAGCTGACCGCTGGCCATTCCATTAAACATTTTTTCCAATTCGTTGAGGGTTTTATATCCCAACTCGCGGCCAGTATTTATGATGGATGATAAGCCGAAATGAACGGCATACTCTTTTTCTTTGATGGTGATTTTTTTCATATTACGATCCGATTGTTGCCGGAGCTAAAGCACCCGATCCGGTGAAAGAATAAGAAATACTTCCGTTTTCTTCTACACCACCGCTCATATCGAGCTTGGTAATTTGGGCGGTTCCGCTGTATTCTTTATCGCCTGAAACAGCGGTAGAGAGTTTAACAGTAACCTCGGTGCCTGCAATCATAGCGGTAAAGAGTTCGGAGAAACCTTCGGTGGCATCGGCTTTGTATTCAGCGTCGCCGCTCAATTCCCACGATTTTGCGCCCGAATAGTTCGCTTCCCATCCTGCAGAATCTTTGTTTAAAGATTTGCGAGGCGATTGAGTGATTAATAATGATGCACTGGTTTGTACATCGATTTTTACTGCGCCTACATAAACGGCAAGTAATGTTGCATTGATAATTCCAGTTGAAGCCATCGTATTTTATTTTTAGGATTAATTTTTTTCTTTAATTTCTTTGTCGAGAAAGCCACCTTCTTTCAGTTTTTTATAGCCTGCCGGATCGACGGTAATGGTTTGGCCCGCTTCGCGAGTTACACCATACTCCGAAAATTCTTTGGTGAGCGTAACTTGAATTCCACCACCTATAAATTTGGGTTCGACTTTTTTCTTTTTCATCGTTTATAATTTTATTCTTATTATATAATCTTGCTGAATTCTGTATATTTCGGGAGCATCTTCAAAAAGTGGGTTTTCATCTTCGTACATTATCGAATCCACTTCCATTTCGGCAATGGTGCCGCTTTGGTAGCTCAGTACTTCTTTCACAATTTCGGCTATGCTTTCTACTTCGATATGACTATCGGCATACATATCCACTTGTATGCGGTAAGTTTCCAATACATCTTCCCGATCTTTTGTTTTGGTGGGCGTTCGCGAAATTTGTTGGTAAGTGATATAAGGCTTAGCAACACCCTGAGCCGCAACCACCGGAAAGATGTCGTTATTGGTGATGTCGATTATTCTAACATCGGCCGCTAATAAGCTGTATATGACATTTCCTATCATCGTTTTAATTTTGCGACTGCTTTGTGCACTACTTGATTGAGATACTTATGCATATTGGCTGTAAATAAATCTTTTACAGCATTCATTTGCTGATCGATAGCCGGGCGCATAAATGGGCGTGCGGGTTGATCGGCACGAAAGCGACCGCCTTTTGGTATTTTTCCGACGAAAGCAAAATCGGGGTTGAAATTTCCTGAGCTTTTGCTTCGGCCTTTTTTCTTTATAATTCCGGATGTGCCATATTCCACCCAGCGTGCAATATATCCAATGGCTTTCCATTTTCCCTTTACTCTGGGACCAACATAAATGATGGCATTTTTGGTGCGCTTGGCTGTGATGTTTCCAATGGATTGGCTGAGCTTTTTAAAATTAGATCCATAACTTAAAAGCTTCGATTTTGCCGCCTGAATAACGGGCTTGGTCGATTTGCGCTCGATCTTTAAGATGGATTGCTTTTGCATTTTATCGGGCAGCTTATTGAGCTCCCGAATTGCTTCATCAAAACCTTTTAGTTCTATTGCATTCATCGCTTTTCGGTTTTAATGATTAAATATCTTCTTCGCCCAATTTCTTCGATGCCTTTTATATTGTAAAGCTCATCGTTGTACTGGATGCGCATTTTTGTTTTAATTCCTGCCTTATATCGAATGGTAAATGTGGTATTGTTAGTGGATATAATTTGGTTTGTTTCCAAAGCTTCGCCACCACTCGATTCGCCTATACTGGCATAAACAGTGGCATAGGTGGTCCATTGCTCATTCCGTTCGCCACTATCCTGTTTGCTGGTATAGAAAGAGGTTTGGATAATGATCTTCCGATTTAAGGAGCCGCTATGTGGATAAGGTGAAGCCATTACACAATTTCAAGTCTATAATCTGTTAATAATAAATCGATGGTTTTTGGAACCGTACGAAAACCTTCGTCGCCGCGATTGGCTTCCAGGTGAGCAATAAGCATAAGCATTGCCGCTTGAATTGTTTTTGGAACACTGGCCGCTGTGGTTCCATAGCCACTCGTAAACGTTATTTCAACAGCATTGGGCCTGTCGTATGTATCGGGCCAGCTTTCGCCAGAGGCGGGAATAATTCGGGCCGGCTCGCTTATTACATCGGTAACATACAAATCGGAATCGAGTGTCTGTTTATCGTTGTTGGTATCGTAGTATTTTATACTTGTGATTTCCGATATTGGCAATTTGTAAAGCTCAATTCCCCAACTTTCGAAGCTATCCATATAGGCCACCCAGGTGGCTGTGATTAAAGAGCGGTTGGTGTATTTTTCTACATATTCGCGCGCAGCCGTAATCAAAGCAGTAAGCATGCTATCCATCGATGTATCGGCAGAATCTAAACCAATTTGCATGCGAGCTTGTTCGCTGCTTAGCGGCTCGACTGTGATTTCGGAAGTGCGTTTGTAGAACATGATAATGTGCTAATGTGCTAATATGTTAATTAGCGGTTAAGTATTCCTGAATTTGGGCATCGGTACTTTTACCAATTCCTTTTATTTCGGTGAAATCCCGAATTTGTTTAATATCGGCCATGCTTGTGATGCCATGATTTATAAATGCATCCCTACCGGGAAGATCTTCCGGCAGATCAACACTTCGACTTTGCTCAGTGCTCGCCTCGTATTTTTTCACATGCTTCGATTTGCTTAATTCTGCAAATTCTTCCTTGCTCATTTCGCAAACATCGCCCACGAAATAGGCTTTTTTTGGATGTGATTTTAACCAGATTGCTTTCATTTTTCTTTTTTTTTCTTTTTAAAAAAGCCCCTCCCCATTTTCAGGGAGGGAAGGGCTACACTAATCTAATTATGAAAAAAAACTACTAGGTAGTAAGCGCGTCTTTCATTGCTGCAAAGCTTTCGGCACGTTTTACTAAAACATCCCACCAAGAATTCACGACTAAGCGAACCATGGCGTTTGTTGCTTGTGTATAAGGATCGACCACGATATCCATTCCGCCCCATTGCGCGATTAGTAAATCGGCAAAGTTTCCGAAGATGATTGCGGAGCAAACTCCGGTTGTTGTACTTTTATCAAGATCGGATGGAACTTGTGTTGTGATACCGCATTTGTATCCGTTTAATGGAGTTGCGCCTTCGCCAAACAAGAATAAACCTGATCCGCTATCTTTTACTATAGTTTTTAATTTCGCGCGAGCGGCTGGGTTGGTTAAATAACCCAAGTTTCCGAAATCGGCATTATCGATGGCCACTTCTTTTTCAAGATTTACAATATTTGCCCAGGTTGGAGCTAATCCATTGGTTCCACCGGCAACCGAACCAATACCGCTTGTTTGAAGAATACCTTCGGGAGTTGTTCCGTTAATGGCTGCCAATTCAACAGCTAAAGCAATGCGACTTAAAATATCGTTTTGCACATAGCCCTGAGCGGCGGCGCCACCTTGGAAAAGTAATTGTTTAGAGAAATCGGCATAAGCACCCAAACGATTAGGCGAAAGTGTTTTTTTGCTGAATGCCATGGAAGTTTCTGCTCCTGCATCCACTTCGCCTTCCCATGTTGCAGTTGTTCCAGCACCAACAGGAATATCAATATTACCTGATAAACCGGTAAGGTATTGAGCGCCCATTTGAGCCATAACCATTTTGGCTTTTAATGGATCGATAAATCCATTTACCAAAGTAGGAACCATCACGCCACCTTCACTCCCGGATGATCCACCGGTTGCTGTGTGATCTCTTTGTTCGCCTAGCATTATAATTGCAGGGATACCAACACCTTCGATTTGAGTGCCTAATGAGCGAGCTTCGCGCACGGCTTCCTGGTGCATTTCTAATTCTTTGCCTTCTAATTTTTGGTTAGGCAATTGAGAGCGGATGGCTTTTAAAAGATCAAATCCTTTGGAAGCTTCACGAGCTTCTTTTTTCTTGGATTCTTCGGCATTGAATTGGCCGGCCATTTCAGCTACACGTGCTTCGTGATCTTTCGCGCGTTGTATCTCTTTATCGAGTACTTTCATGCGAGCCAAATAACCATCGTAAGTAGTGGTTTCTTCCTCGGTGCGATCGCGCTTTTCTTCTTTTACCAAGGCCACCAAGGCTTCGGCTTTAGTCCATACAGAGCGTTTTTCGTCGCTTAAATCTTGCGAGCTTTTAATGCTTGCAATAATTGGAGCGACGGCAATAGTTACCATGCTGATTCCTGCCACAGGATCAAGGTTGAACATTCCGGCAATAAATGCTACAGCCAGAAGGGCGAGTAAGCTTAATAAAATTTTTCTTGACTTTTTCATTTTGTTGTTTTTAATTATTGATTATTATTTTTCCCTTCCGGGTATCGTTATTCTGAATATTTTAAGAGTTCGAGTTCATCTTCGAGCGTTTGGTGTGAGATTTCTTTTGGTGGATCTTCGGCACGGTGCTCAGTGCAAAAGCTTTCGTATTCACGTTTGGCCACATCAACAGTGGCATCGGGATAAGCGGGAAAGGTTACTGGCGAAACATCGATAAGGGTTTCCACTTCCATAATGGTGCGATCTTCTTCGATGCTTGAATCGTCGGTATTTTTAGCCCACTCGGCTCGCTTGGTTGTGAATGCAAATGAGGAGCTGACAATATTTTTTAAGCGGATATCTTCGAGCGCATCGTTTCCGGTGGTTGTGTTGGGAGCTTCCAGTTCGTAGCGTAAGCCAATCTTATCGACGGATAATTTTAGCGTTACCTTATTTCGGCCAAGCACTTTATTTTTATCGTGATTCAAAAGGCAAACCACATCCTGATCGAGCACATTATCAAAAGCGGCAGGATCAATCTTTTCGCGAAACCAACTGTATATTGGATCGCTCCATTTATTAAAAACAGCGGCATATCCTATAATGGTGCGGCTTTCTTCGTCGCCTTCGCGTTGTTCAATTTCTACTGGCAAAGCAACAAAGCGACGCTCGGTGCGGTTTTCAACTTCTTTTTTATTTTTAGGTAGTGCCATTATTCTTTGGGTGTTTTAGGTTCGACTACTTTTTTTGCGTTGGAATATTTAAGATCCATCAGCTCGCCAAGCTTATCGGCAGGAGCGAGGTTTTGTTGTAAGAATCGGGTATCGCCATCGTCGATGGCATTCATATCTTCGAG